TATATGAGGCGATATTTGCAGTTTTGGTTGAATGGCCTAATGGTAATACCGATGGTTATATAGGCGCTTTAGGAGAATGGCAGGAATTGTATCAGCACATAGATGAAGTTAATGAATATTTAGCTTTGATAGAAGGAGATCCAGTCGATGGATATTATTGGTCTTCTACTCTTGGTGATACAGAATCGGTTTGGGCGTTTGTGGGACATATAAACAGTCCACATTTATTTGGTGGAGATCGTGTACCTACAGATCATGTCTCACAAATAAGATCTTTTTATCCTATTGATTTATCTAAACTAACAGTGGTTCAATAACCGCTATTAGGTATGTAATAGTCCTCTTTATAAGAGGAACCTTTATTTAATATAATCGTTTACTTTATATATCAAGCTCTAAGTATCATATAATTTTCAGAACGCTAGCATTCTTTTAGATTGTCTAGCGTTTTGTTTTTTCAAAGTCTCACAAATCTTCAATCATGTTCAGATATATAAACGATATTATAATAAAAGCCTCAAGTGTATCAACAGTGAATTATTTTAAAGAACTAATAAATGATGGTCCGATTAAATTTTTTACTTGCATTAGTACTACCTTAGCTAGTGCTATGAGCACTTTCTTTTTGCCTATTTGGTTACCTATTGTTGCAGTAGGAATACTGATAATCATTGATATGATATTAGGTATTCGTGTTTCATTAAACAATGGGGGAAAAATCCAATCTAGAAAAATTTGGTCAACTGTTAAAAAGCTTTGCTTTAGTTCATTAATGATAAGCTGTGGTCATCTAGTAGATGAATACATATTAATATCTGTTGATGCGCATTTAGTTGAAGGATTTGCTGGTCTTGTTGCTGGTGTAGAACTATGGTCAATGGTAGAGAATCTACAAACATTAGATCCTACTGGACCTTGGAAAATATTCAGCAAGTTTATTAAGAAGAAAGGTGAGAAATATTTAGATATCACGATTGACAAAGAAGATTTACCAAAGATTAAGAAACTAGTAAAAAAGATTAAATGATATGAATTATCTTAGAGTATTGATAATAACCATTATAACTTACTTAGGAATATCCAATTATGTCTTAAGAAACAAAGTAAATAAACTGGATGAAGAGTTGGGAGATGCTCGTAATAATATTGAATCTTATCAATCGATCCTAAGTAATAAACAAAATGAAAATAGAGTATTAAAACTTAGTATAGAAGATTTCAAACATTCTAAAGATAGTTTAATACAAGAGTTATCAAAAACACAAGATCAACTTAAAATAAAGAATAAGAAGTTAAAAGAAGTAATGAGTATGTCCACCGTATTGACAGACACTATAGTAAAGACAATACCTATAGATAGAAACTTCAATGTAGAACTTCAGTCAAATCCATTGACTACAATCAAAATAAATAGAATAGATTCAGTTATAACCTGTATTCCAGAGATATATAATCATCAAGATTTATTTATAACCGAAGAAAAAGTATATAGAAAGAAATATAAAAACTGGTTTCAACGGTTAATACATTTCGACTTTAAAAAAGATAAAGTCGAATCTTACAAAATTATCAATTCTAATGATTTAATAAGAGTATTAGATACTCGAGTTATCAAAATTACAAAGTAATTTGCAAAATATTTCAATTTAATATTAATCAATAAATAAATTGAAACTATGCATTTAAGTAGAATATTAGATCAAATCAAACACCATCCTTCTCCTACTGAAGCTATTGATAAGCTTGGTAAAGCTTTAGAAAAGCACGAAGGTAGTTTATTAGAGAAGGGCTTCCAGATACTTAAATCAGAACTCTGTGCTAATGTATATGAAGCTATAAATGGTCCTCATTTTGATGAGGAACATGCCAGATACGCAGTAGAAGGCATGGAAAATGAGGATGGATCAAAAGGTCCTCATTGGACAGTTGAAGAGACAACGTCCGTTGCCAATCAAATGGGCATAAATTTAAAATCAGAGAAACACAATAAATGGGACTGGTATGTAGCCATGAATATGATCTACTCGGATTTTTATAAAGCTGTTGTAGCAATGACTGGTGGAGCTAGTACCAAACATTTTGCAGAACTTACCAAAGCTTGGATTTGTGACAAAGACATCTCAGAAGGCAAGATGTGGCACTACTATGTTTATATAATGTGTGATGATGAAGATAATGATTATAAGGCATATGAACGTATGCATCATAGTCATGATTATGATACAGATTATAAATATGGTAGAGAAAGAAGATCTTCTGGTAGAATGTCATATCCTTGGACGTAACAATACCGTTCGTATTTTAGACCAAGTAATACCGAAAATCAATACAATAAGCGTAAGTGATTCAACAGAATCTACAGGTTCTGGGTATCTGTCCTAAAGTGTGGTGTAGACTTCCTAGAGAAGGTGTGTTTGTATTAGAGGTTAGACATACTCCTGCCACTGCTAGTGCAACACTTCCTGTGTTTGTATCTACTACTGGTTCAGTAAGCACTGCTTCAAATAACAACAATATACCTGTAGTAAAAGGAGATAGCACACCATTAGTTGGTTCTGAAATCTCTTCTGGTAACAGATATTGGGTTTATTACAATAAATGCGATAATGTTATTCAGGTTATGAATCATTACACTGTGGCTGCAGCTCCAGCTGCCTAATATATATTAACTAAGTATATGGGCAGCGAGTAATACCTGCCCATATCTTTTTAAACTTAAAGATATGACATTCTCACAGTTAACGCCGGGTACAAACATACACGTACTCGAGATTACAGGTACTTTTAAAAAGAGTACTACATACAGTTTAGGTAAAGTAGTAAGTGTATCAAAACCCTACGATGAACCATTGCCACCAGGTCAATTCCCAATGCCTATGCAAAATAGGCGTAAGCTTGTAGATTTAGTTATCTCTTGTGACGGTGAGCAGAAGAAACTGTCAGTATCTGAAGATAAAACAATGATGACCGATTCTACCATCGGACTTACTATAGCTACAGATAAAACTCAAATTGTAGATATGGTTAAGCAATCCTATAATGACTGCAAAGTTAAAAAGGAAAGTGTATTGAAATACGATGAAGAGATGAGGAGATGTGAAGACATCTTAAAATTACTTAATACAACTCCGGACATAACAACCAATGTGACAAAAGATTTCAAAGAACTTGATGAATTAAAAGCTGAAGTGAAAGAGCTTAAGCAACTTTTACAAAATGTAACTACTGTTCGTCCAGAGGTTAAAATAGAAACTCCCTCATCTGAGGAGAAACAAATTGAAATCTAAAACACAAAGGTTGGCTATTTAGTCAACCTTTTTTATTTTAATATTATATGAGTACATACAATAATAAATACGATATATTAGGAAGTACGATTAAACCTAATCCTGCATCTGTTAAGTATTGGGCTGATTTAGCATCTAACCCAAACGGTGGTGATCTGAAATACTTTAATGGTAAAGATTGGGTTTACGTAAACAGTAAAGCCACTGGCGATATTACTGAATTGCAAGAAGATGTAAAACAGCTTCAAACAGACATTAAAAACAAAGTAGATAAGGTATCTGGTAAAGGTCTTTCTACTAATGATTATACTACTGCGGAAAAGAACAAGTTAGCTGGTATTGCAGCTAATGCAAATAACTACACATTGCCTACTGCTTCTGATTCTACTTTGGGTGGTATCAAAACAGGTTTTGTATCTACTGATACTAAGAAGGCTGTTAAATTGCAAGATGGTAAAGCTTATGTAGAAATAGATTCTACTAACATTGAAATTAATGATATACCTAATGCTGAAAGCTTTTATTCTTATGGTGTATCTTGGCAAACAGGTTCATTGAATGCAACTTTAGCTAGAATTGGTAATTTAGATTTACATCGTACTTTACCAATCCAGAATAAGATGAGAGGATGTACCTTAGCAGATGATGGTACAGTAAATCATTATTTCAAAGATGACTGGTCTGCTAATGAAGATGGTACACCTATTAAGAAAGATGGTAGTGATGGTATGGTAATGATTGAAATACCTGAATTCTATGTAAAATGCCAAAGTAAGAATGGTATAGATAGTATGAGTATTTCAGAATATGCATTAGATGGTTATACTCTGGTTAAAAAGCAATATGTATCTGCTTATGAAGCTACTGTAGATAGAACTAACACTAGTACTTTAAAACTTGCTTCTGTAGTAAATACTACTGCTAATTTTAGAGGTGGTAATAATGATGCTACTAAAGATGAAGCAGAGAATACTCAATTAGGTATGCCTGTAACTACTACTAGTAGAGCTAACTTTAGAAAATATGCTAGAAATAGAGCTACTGGTACTAAATGGAATATGTTGGATTTCTTTGCAACAAATACTATTTGGTTACTGTATTCTATTGAATATGCAAATTGGAATTCTCAGTTAGCCTTTAATGAAAATTTATCTAACGACGGTTTTAAACAAGGTGGTTTAGGTAGTGGTGTTACAAATGTTACTGGTAGTGATTGGAATACTTTTAATAGTTATTATCCAATTATTCCTTGTGGTACTAGTGATGCTCTTGGAAATAAAACCGGTGAAGTTGAATATACTTTACCTTCTACTTTCAAACCAGATAATGTAGTAAAAGTAAAAGTACCTAGATATAGAGGTATAGAAAATCCATTCGGACACATTTGGAAGAATGTTGACGGTGTTATTTTTGATATTAAATCTGATGCAGATGGTGGTACTAGTACTATATACTTAGCAAAAACCGAAGCTGATTATGGTGACACTGTTACTGAAGGTTTTAGTGAATTAGGACAATTACCTAGAAAAGGTGGTGCTATCTCTAATACTTACTTGGGTACATTCATCCCATCAGAAGCAACAGGAGCTAGTTCTACTACAGGTAGATGCGATAACTTCGAAACCATTATAGCTAGTTCTTCTTTAAGAACTTTGTTCTACGGCGGTCCTGCTCATTACGGCGCTCTTGCCGGTCTCGGTTGTTGTTATTCGGGTCATGCGGTCGGTTATACGGCTGCTACTTACGGCTCGCGTTTAGTATATAGACCGTAAACATTTATAGGTTGATGTCAAGTAAAAAACAGCAGTAATGCTAATAACAGCACTAATGCCAGTCTCAGTTATTGTAATTCGAATAATACAGTCAGTAATACGAATGCTAATTACAGCTCACTTAAAATTTCTTTTTGTTTTGACATGACCTTGGCTCTTGCCAAAAAACAAATAATAAAATCAGCGGTGTTAGTAGTTTTGGCGAACGCTCCTCTTATCACAATTTTAATGAAAAGAATTTCCAATATATTTGAAGGTATAACAAATTATAACAACATCTTGTATGCAGATGAGAAAGCTCGTAAAGGGAAATTACACTCATATGGTGTTAAGCATCATGATAGAAATCGTGAACGTAATCTTCATAAGCTACAAGATGATTTAACGAATTTAACTTACAAGACTTCAAAATATAGTTTATTCACAATATACGAACCGAAAGAAAGATTAATATATAGATTACCTTATTTCCCAGATCGTATTGCTCATCATACATTAATGAACTATTTAGAACCTATATGGGAGAAGGTATTTATTGCACATACTTATGCTTGTAGAAAGAATAAAGGTATTCACAAAGCAGCACAAGATATAAAGAAAGTACTAAGGAAAGATGTAGTTAATACTCAATATTGTTTAAAATTAGATATTAAGAGATTCTATCCTTCTATAGATCATGAGATTCTTAAGTCTATAGTAAGAAGAAAAATAAAAGACACTAGAGTATTAAAGTTGTTAGATGAAATAATTGATTCAGCACCAGGAGTACCTATTGGTAATTACTTATCACAGTACTTTGCTAATCTATATCTAGCTTACTTTGATCATTGGATTAAAGAATGTAAGAAAATAAAATACTATTTCAGATATGCTGATGATATAGTAATTTTTAGTAAAGATAAAAAGAGTTTACATACTTTAATCAAAGATATAATAGAATATTTAAATATTAATTTAAAACTAACAGTAAAGAGCAACTATCAAGTATTTCCTTTAGATTCAAGAGGATTAGACTTTGTAGGATATAAATTCTATCATACTCATACATTACTTAGGAAAAGCATCAAACACAGGATGTGTAAATGTTTATCTAGGTTATACAATAAGACGTATAGTAATTCATATGCTAGACGTAAAGCATGTTCTTACTTCGGTTGGTTGAAGTTTTGTAATTCTATCAATTTTTGTAAAAAGTTAGTATTAAGGGTTTGTAAGAAATATAATCTAACAACACCTGAAATATTTGCACCTAAGAAAGATATTATATCAAAATGTCTTAGATAAGAAATTAAAGTTTATAGGTTATAAAATCTATAATAAGTATTTTAAATTATATGTAATTACTAATAAACTAATTAGTGTTACATCTAAAAGTAGATTATTATTAAGTTTAATGAGAAATATTATAAGTACTTATATAATTATAATATTTCATAAAAGATATAATGCATATGAAATCTTGCTATAGTGAACGTCCTGAAATGATTCAAAAGTTAGATGATAATTCTTACGCTTTTAATTATAATATTGAAGAAGTAAAGAAGGACGATAATACATATTATGAATGTGAACAAGTAATTATTAATGAATCTAATATCAATGATGATTCCATTATTCGTGATGTATTACTTAATAATTGGGATGTTAATCAGCAATTGAAAATGGTTAATGATTACTTTGCATATAAGTTAGGTTTAAACAAAGATGAAATGTGTAAAACAAGATATGAAAACTTCTTAGATTTTAGATCTAAACTTAAAACAAGTGTAACTAAAAGTATAATCTAATGGAACTCAGATTAGATAGAATATTTCGCACTAATGAATATACTATTGGGGAGTTATATGTAGATGGTGCGTATATATCGGATACACTTGAAGATCCAGTAAGACCATTACCTGAAGTATGTCCTAATACACCTAAAGGAATTGCATGTAAATGCAAGGAAAAGGTGTATGGGGACACAGCTGTACCTGCTGGTACGTATGAGGTGAAATTAAGCTATTCTAGCCGTTTTAAGCGTATTATGCCTGAGATACTTAATGTACCTCACTTCTTAGGTATACGTATCCATACGGGCAATAAAACAGCTGATACTGAAGGATGTATACTGGTAGGTACTTGGGACGGGATGAAAGAAGATTGGATATCTAATTCTACTGTAGCTTATAACAAGCTTATACCCCTACTTCAGAAGGCGATGGATAATAAAGAACAAATAACAATAACAATAAATAACTTATAAGTATGAAGAAACATTATGAAACACATGTAGAAGATACAGATAAGCTTATAAGTGTAGCAGGTCCTGAATTAGATTATAAGTCTTGGTATGAGCAATACAGGAAATTAATGGAAGAACAAGCTCAACGTAAATATGGTCTTTATACCCCTACTTCAGAAGGCGATGATGATGATTTCCCATCTATTCCCGGTATGATTGCCAGATATTCAGCATTAGGTCTTACTAATGAACAGATGAAAGAAAATCCTGTGTGGGTAGATAAGACAGGTAATGGACATGACTTGCAAATGAAGAACTTCCTTTGGGGTGGGATGTCCGGGGTTGGCGGGTATGTTGTAGACATAGATGAGTGGGGCGCAAATTCAACGTTGGCTTATTTTGAAAGAAACAGCATTAAAATAACAGCAACATTTAAAGAAAATGCCTCATTGGGTTTATTGTACCATAATATAAAATTACGTCAATCTTGCGTTTTAAAAGTAACAGGCATACCAGAAGGTTGCGATGCTTTTTTGGATGATCGATTGGGCAATCGTTTTTACATGTCAGAAGATGGTGTGTATGAAATAATTCCGTCTAACTTTTTGGCAGAAGGTCTCTATTTATCTATAGAAAAATATCCTGAAAGATGGTATAGATCTAAACTTACCATCGAACAACTTCCCCTCTACCCTGGTTTTATCCTCGGTGACGGAGTAGACGACTTTGCGGTTACAGAGAAGGAGCTTAACTTCGAGGATACCTATACGGTGTACACGGCGTTTATTCCGTTTCAGAATAATCCGACAAAGAATATGATTTTGTGTGGAGCTAATAGCAAAAAAACTTTTTCCATGCAATATTCGTCTTTGGTTTGTGTATCTTTTATAGCGGGTAATAACTATTATATAAATGCTAATTTTGTTAATGGGCTTAATTTGTTTGCTTGTAAACGAAATGGTAATAATATATGTATTAAGAACTTATTAACTAATAAAGTTGTAACAGGTACGTGTGGGGACTGGGTGGAAAACGCTGGGCTATATTATTTATGGAAGAATGCAACTTATGCATCTTTTGCTAGAACAGCTATTGCTGGTCAAACAATCTGTAACGGATACTACTCTACGGATGAAGACGATAAAAAGGTTCTTGATTGGTATAAGAAGCAATATCCCTGGCTCTTCCCCGACCAGGCATGGACAGTCACCGGCAAAACCAACGAGGACGAAGATCGTGCTACTATTACCAACATTACGGGCAATGGTAATGATCTTGTACTGTCTAATTTTGGGTTTGCAGAAGGGAGCGGGTATGGGTTGTATGCATATAACTTCAACTCATTTAATCTTAGAGATAATGTAGTTAAGCCAACAGATGTAAAAAAAGATTCGTTTAGAATGATCGGAACCGGAAACAGCAGCAATGTTTTGATTTTATTAAACGAATCTGATTCTGCTGATTGGAAGATACGTATCACAGGCATGAAAGAAGGTGATCGTTGTTTAATTGGAAATACAAACAAAAGCGGTGAATATATTAGCGTTAATAAAGATGGTACATACACTTTCCAAAAACAGTATGCAGCAACTTCTACGAATGGTATATGGTATAATTCTTCACAAGAAGTAGATGTTTTAGTTGAACAAATCCCCGAATACGAAGGCTATCTGGTTACTGATGGGGTGGATGATAAGATAACTTCGTCAGCTTTTGAAATGGGTAAGGATTTTACGATTGTTGGGGATTGGAAGTTTATTGATAATAAAAAGAGTGGTACTGGTTTAGTAAAAGGGTCTAGTTTTTATATCTACAACACAATGACTGGACTTGATCTTTATATTAATTCAGGATCAGTAAAAAATAGTCTTGACGGAATTAAAAGTATTAATGCTGCATGTTCAGATGGTAGGGCCTATGATCGTAATTGGAATGAAATACTGGCAAATACAGGTAATGTAGTTGGTTCTGGTGGTACATTGGAGGTATCGAGTAGTGGTGGTAGGTTTGATCGAATAGCTTTTAAGAACCTTGCAATTTATCCAAGAATCCTTTCCAAAGACGACTGTATCAAAGCCTACAACTACCTCCAAACCCTAAAAGCAAAGTAACATTAAAAATTAATTGGATATGAAATACGCAATAGTAAACATCGTATGGGCAAAGTCCCACGGAATAGAAGTCCTACCGGAAATGAGGACAAGTATAGATCAGAGTAAAGTTATTTTACATGAAGAAATGTTAGTACCTTTTGAAGATGAATCATTTCCAAGATATTCATTTAGTGATCCAACTTTTATTGAATTGTTAAATAGTGAAGAGTGGACTAGTACAGAAGAAGAGCCTGTAATCAACAGAGACTTCAGTCGTATATTAGCTTTGAATGTTCTTAATGAAGAGATTACTAAAGAAATCAATACATATGATCTTACTCCGGGTGAAGCATTACAAGTTAAAGATCATTATCCAGAATGGGTTGCAGGTATCACTGTTAAAGTAGGAGAAAGATATTTATCTGATAATGTTCTTTGGGAATGTATAAAAGAACATACTACTCAAGATAATTGGAAACCTTCTATGGCTACCGCAAGCTTATGGAAAGTAGTGGATGAAGAACATGCAGGTACTATAGATGATCCTATTGTTTACATTCCACCTATGGAAATATTCAAAGACAAATACTATATCCAAAATGGTGTAAAATATAAATGTACAAGAAATAGTGAACAACCTCTTACACATGATTTGTCAGCTCTTGTTGGATTGTATGTAGAAACTATTTAAAATAATTAATTATGACATTTAATTCATTAAATACAATAATTGATGATATCATACTTACTGTGAGGGATAGTGATGTTAGCGAAAGTGAAAAGCTATCCCGTATACAGATAGAGCAGTGGATACATCAATATAGAGCATATTTAATTAAACAGGATCTAGATAAGGGTAGAGATATAAATCCAGAGTATATACAAACTATTGGACCTTTACACATATCCAAAGTAAGTAATTGTACTGGCGGTTATAACTACAAATCAGATGAAGAGATACCTAATTTCATTGACTTACATTTTGGTTTAGGTTTGGTTGCTGTAAAAGATATGAATGGCGATTTAATTCAACTGGGTACAGAAACAAAAGCTAAATATCAAGTAAGTAGAAAATATACTTGCAGTGATTACATTGCTTATATAAAAGGCAATCATCTGTATATACTTGGTCCTGAACACTTAGAATATGTTAAAATAGAAGGTATATTAGAAGATCCTACCCAAGCTGGTGAGTGTTTTGATAGAGATGATACTCCGTATCCAGTGCCAGCAAATATGATACCTACGATTAAACAGATGATATTTGAAAGAGAATTGAATATCATGTTACGAGTCCCTAGTGACACTACGAACAACAGTACAAACGACGTTAACAACGAACTGAATGCAAGAAACTAAATACAATAGAAAAGCTTATACGATTGCTGACTTCTATGATGGTTATTGTAATTACGTAGAAGACAATCCACTATATCAGGTTTCTTATAAAGTATTTAGACAAATTGTTTCAGATTATTTTAGATACTTAAGAGACGAGATAATTGAAAACGGAAAAGAAGTCAGATTACCTTGTAGAATGGGTACATTATCCATAGTAAAGCATAAACCTAAAGAATATACTGGCAAAAGTTTGAGAATGGATTATGCTGAAAGTAAGAAGTATGATAAGATCATATACCATTTGAATGAACATACTGGGGGATACAAATATCGTTTTTATTGGAATAAACAGAATATGCTTACTAAGAATAAAACAAAATATCAATTGATAATGACAAGAGATAACAAGAGACATCTGGCACAAATATTAAAGAATCATGTAAGAGATTATGTTGAAATTTAAATTTTATTATTTTGGTCATATTCAGATATCAGAAAATGTTTCGGGTATTTATGCCATTGTAAATACGCTCAATAATAAAAAGTATATAGGAAGTTCTGAAAATCTACGTAAACGATATAGACAACATTTCAACAATTTAAATAAAAACAAACACGTAAATACACATTTGCAAAGGGCGTACAATAAATATGGAGCGTCTGTATTCGAATTTTGGATTTTAGAAGAATGTGAAAATATCAGAGACACCTTAATCACTTTGGAGCAAAAATGGATAGATTCCGATGGGGATTATAATATATGTAGACTGGCTTCTCACCACAGTGGTGAAGTTTATACCGGACACGTGATAACTGAAACACACAGGAATATTATTCGAGAAGCTAACAAAAATAGAATATGGTCAAAAGAAACATTACAAAAAAAGTCAGAGTTTATGAAGAACTCTGATTATGTAGCTAAGTTAAGAAAGGCCGTATTACAACTTGATTTAAACGGAAACGTAGTTAATGAATATAATTCTATTACAGACGCTGCAAAAGCTATGGGATTTATAAATAGACGTGTACAAATAAAAAGATGTTGCCAAGGTAAATGTAAAACTGCATACAAATATAAATGGAGATATAAAAATGATTACAAAACTGATTAGTTCTAAATCTGTAATTGCAAAAATAATAGCGGATTTAGATTTAAAAGAAAATGAAATTAAAATCACAGACTACTTCGAATGGATTGCTGAAGGAATGGAAAAAATTGGTGCAGTTACACAATTAGAACCTAAGGTAAAGACTGTAGAAATACACAATCATCAAGCTCAGATACCATGTGATTTACATCAGCTTCATCAAGTAGCGTATTCATTTAATTGTGATGGACCGTGGTTTCCAACTAGAAAAGCCACAGGCTCATTTGCTGTATGGGATCATGACGATTGCTGTTGTGATTGTTGTGATCATTTTGGGCATACTAAGGAATGTAGACATGATTGCAAATGTGAACACTGCGATCCAAATATGATTGTACAGAATGATGTGATGGTGAATCTAGTGGTAGATATGTATGGTAATATAGATAAAACCGAAGCAATTGAAATGCTTAATACAAATCAGAATCTTAGAACTATAGTATCTAATTTAATTAATCAACACACTATAGGTGATCATCAAGCTTTTTATTTTGATACAGCAAATCCAAGTTTAGGTATACAATATACTGTTAAACCTGGTTATATTATGTGCAACGCTCCATGTGGTTATCTTAAGCTATCATACAGTGGTATTTATACAGATGAAGAAGGTTATGCTTTAATACCAGACATGACCTCATATACTGAAGCTTTATACTGGTATGTTACAATGAAAATGAAATACCCAGAGTATCTTAATGGTAGAATGAATAGGGAAGTATATTATGATATTCGTAGATCTTGGAATTTCTATAGAAATCAAGCATATGCGGAAGCATTGATGCCTAACGAAGATGGTTTAGAATCTATAAAGAACAATTGGAATAAGATTGTTCCTGAGTTTAGAGATCATAATTCCTTCTATAGTCATACTGGGGAACGTCAAATAATTTATAATGCTACTACATAATGAATGCACAAAGACAAACAAATACTTTTCAGAAGGGAATGAACTGTGATCTAGACTATTCAGTTATAGATTCAGGACAATATCAATGGGCAGAAAACATACGTATTATTGCCAATGATAATAGTTCTACTGGAGTAATGCAGAATATTGAAGGTGTGCGTAAGCTCAATCCTACATTGACATTGAATGGTGAAACAATAGTCCATACAAATACAATTAGGGATTGGGCAATTGTGTTTACTAAGAAAGGTAGTAACTTCAATATCTATAGATATGATTTTGGTGCATCTGAAACTGAACCTATAGCAACTACAGTAGCGTCTAACATAGCATTAGACATTCCTATTATAGATGGTCATTATGCTGTTAGTAGTGTTTGTAAATGGGAATCTGATGATCTAGTTAAGATATACTGGTGTGATGGGGTACATCAAATTAGAGTATTAAATGTAGCCACAACTCATCCTAATCTTAATGTAGACTCTTTAAATATATCACCAAAGAGTCAATTACCACCTTTATTCTTTAAAGGTTTAGGTACAGGTGGATTGAAAGCCGGTAAGTATCAATATTGTTACCAATTATTTAATCCCAGAACATCTGAAACATCCATATCTGTTTTATCTCCAATTATTACAGTATCTAGAAGTTTAGAAAATACTAATAGCCAAGATATCTATGGTAGTTCTAAAGAAGAAACTACTAATAGATCCATTAAACTACAGACTACTGTTGATACTAACTCTTTTAGTAGAGCTAGAATAATTTCTATATATTACTCTAGTAATACTGCAGAACCAGTAATCACAGTGATAGATGAAATAAGTATTTCAAATAATACTTTAGTCTATGAAGATAAAGGTGGTTCAGTTATTGATGAGCTTACTCTAGAAGAATTCAATGGTTTAAGTACTTATTTGTTTACTCCCAAAGTAATAGAATCTAAAGACAATATGCTATTTGCTGCTAATATCACTGAACAAACCTGGGATATTAGTGATGATGAATTTGATGCTAGAGCATATAGATGTAATAAGAATGGTCAAATATTATTAACTTCTACATCTGGACAAGATTCTATAACATTCTCTACTTCAGAAATAAGTACTAAAGATATACCAACTAATCACGACTGTATTTGTCCTGCAAACTATGATGATACTAGTCAGTATTTATATGCTCCAGATGCTACAGGTAAGTATGTATATGGCGGTATAGGTAAAAATATTTCATATAGATTTATAAAAACAAATCTAATTGAAAGTGATGCCCCTACATCTAGAACAGGTTTCGCTGAAGATTCTTTCTCATTAAACTCTAAAGCACGTTCTACATCTACTCTAGATTTATACAATATTGAGGAAGACGGTTCCTGGTCAGATGCAGGGTCTTTATCTTTTGCTGATGCTACTGCTAAAGTATTAAACTATAGTAATAGTGAAGTAGAATCAATGGCAAGGAGTTACATGAGAGATGAAATATATCGTTTTGCTATTGTGTTCTACAATGAAGAAAATGTAGCATCCTCTGCACACTGGATTGCGGATATAAGAATGCCTAAAGCTAGTGCACCGGGTTACAACATCTTTACTTCAGGTATGCGAGTAGATATTGGTGGTAGTACTACTAATAGTCTAGAAGTAGTTACACACCCATTAGGTGTACAATTCACAGTTAATATACCAAGTGATTTAATCCAAAGTAAGAAGATTACTGGTTATGAGATTGTAAGATGTGAAAGAACTATTTCAGATAGAACAATATTGATGCAAGGAGCTGTTAGTTGTGTTTGTAATTATGATAATACAAATCAATTAACTGCTTTTCCATATCTTACTTATTCTACTTCTCACGGTATGGTGTCACAAAATAATAAATATGCACATGCTTTTGACTTTAGTAGTCAGAATGCTAATGAATATTTCTTATTTATTTCACCAGAAATATGTGTCAATAGAACAAATGCATCTGAAGTAACAGGCAGAGCTACAGAGATTAAAGGTATATATAGACTAAGATCTTCAATATCTCCTGATGAATCTATGGGTAATGGTACTCCTGCCAATGATAAAGTTATACCTAGTGGTGATAAAGTTAAGGTGTTAGTTGGGGCAAAAGCTTCAAAACATGATTTAAAGAATGTAACCTCAAATACTTCTGCTAGTTGGGCTAAGAATAGTGGTTGGGCTTATACTTCGGTTACGGCTATGGGTGATTCTATAAAACAGTCTACTGCAAACAATGCAATCTATATGGGTGCAGAATCATGGTATGATGCTACTTTAGCTAAGTATTACAATAAAGTTACTACAGGGGGATATAATTCAGCATCAATTCAAGACATTACAATTGCTACTAATACAGATCCCTTTGACTTAGATGACGATGCATGGAGAACTAAAGCTACCAATGTAGGTAGCATGGTATACTATAACTGGGTATACGGAGATACATCTAAGGCTAGTGATTATGATGATAACAACGTTAGGAAAGTTGGACCTCATGGGGTATGTGCAATATTTCAGAGTACGGATATGACTTCTCGTAATACTATGGTTGGTGAAGTACCAGAATTAGCTGCTGGACCTGAAAGTGCTAATACAATCCTCATTGCTAATTTAAAACAGTCTGTAACACCTTATGGTGGTAATAGCTATGCTACAAGACAAAACTCTGTATACATTAGTACAGGATCTTATATTAGTGTAAAAGACAACAGTAATACTAAAGTAAACGTATTCGGTGGCGATACATATGTTGGTGTATTAGATTATGCTAATTGTATGTTTGCATATCATAACGCTAGTGATAACTATGAACAACCAGATAATGAAAGAATTAGAGCATATAATGGTGCTTATATACCATTAGAATCTTCTATCAACCTTTCATTAAGAACAGATACAGTAGGTACAGCTAAGACTTATGAATCTGGTACAGGCTATGCAAATCACTTTGTAGAGAATGATATAGTACAAGTAGGTTCTATATATGTTCAGAATACGCCATTATATGCTTACAATGATGCTTATTCTGCTCAACCCAGAGCTAAAAACTATGTTAGTAAATCAATCTATAGTATAGATAATTTACATACAGATACCAGAGTAATGAATTCAGAACCTAAGACTAACTTGGAAGTAACTGATTCATGGACTAAATTCAGGGTTGCTAATTATTTAGATGTTGATACTAGATTTGGTTCTATAAATAATTTAAAGTTATTTAAGAATAACTTGTTGTTCTGGCAAACTGACGCTTTTGGCACACTTGCTGTAAATGAACGTTCTCTTATCCAAGATAATAATGCAGGTGCGCTTACGTTAGGTACAGGAGGTGTATTAACTAGGTTTGATTACTTTACTACTAAGAATGGTTCTAAAGAAAATCAATTAAGAACTGCAACACAATCAGATAGTACAGTATATTGGTATGATGCCGATAGAAATGAAATATGTGGTTTTGATAATCAATTACGTACGGTATCTAAATTAAAAGGTGTACAATCTTATTTACACGATAATAAGGATATAATTACAAATGATCCTATATCTGTATATGATAAGAAATACAATGAAGTTCTTCTTACTCTAGAAGATAAGACTTTAGTGTTTAATGAACAAGTTGGAGCTTTTACTTCATTCTATACTTATAGACCTGATTGGTATGCTGAATTTACAGATAAATTAATGATATACAAGAATTTATCTGTATATAAGTATAATTCAGGTAATGAATTAGATATGTTTACAGGTAAAGATAAAGTATCTTATGTTAGATTTATAGTAAATGATAAATATCCTCAAACTAAAACATTTGATAATGTTGAATATGGTGGTGACTTTACTTACAATACTAACTTTGATAACATCTACTTTGAAACTAAAAGACAAACTAGTTTTACTCTTACTCAGGATGATATAGACTATAGAGAAGATACTTATAAATTCTGTGTTCCTCGTAGTAGTAGAGAATTAAATGAGGCTGAAGAGTTAGTAAACAAATCTTATAGAGATAGAATGAAAGGGAAATATTTAATCTGTCATTACAAATATGATTGCAATGGTGGTAATACATTTAAAGTTCCTTATATTAGTACAGCATACAGATATTCATTGATATAATATGAAAAAGAAAATAAATAAAAAGAAAGTTCCAGCTTATGCTTTTGGTATAGATCAAGGTTTAGAGGTTGCTTCTATATTGGGAGCTGGTTTACAAGGCTTTACAGAAGAAGGATCTGGTGCAGATATTGTTGGCAGTACTCTAGGGGGTGCTGCCAAAGGTGCTTCTGTAGGCTCAGCTATTCTTCCTGGTATTGGTACAGCTGTAGGTGGAGTTGTAGGTGGTGTTGGCAACCTTGTATCAAGTATCTTTAGAAAGAATGCAATTAATAAACAGAAGCGTATTAAAGCAAATGCTAAAGAAATAGCAATGGGAAAAGGTAACGCAGCCACACTTGAACAAGAATATTGGGATGATAATTCTTTAGCTTATACTTTTGAAAATGGTGGTATATTACCAGATTTGGCTTATGTAGATAATAATGAAGTAATAAGAGATGACTTTGGTAATATTGAACAAGTACCTAATAGTAAACCAGGTACAGACAATCATTTGATAGATGCTTCTAATCTTGATTCTGTTCTATCAGATAAAATTAAAAGACCGGGTACAAATAAAACATTTGCACAAGAAGGTAAAAAATTAGTTAATATGACTAAAGGAAGTAAAGGAAAAGATAGATTTGCTCGCAATGCTGATAAGTTAAATCAGATGAATGCAAATGCAATGTATGAACAATTGCTTACAGAACAAGAAGCAGTTAAAGCTAAAAAAGGCATTAAACCCAAAGTAAAGGGAATACCGGCATACGAAGGTGGCAAAAGATCTGGTATAGCTCAATGGCTTGTTGATGAATTCAATTCTAATCAAACAGGTACAACAAAATCTGATGCAAAGAAACAAGCAGCTAAAAACATATTAGAAAATGGTTTTACGCCAATTGTAAATTGGTTAAAATCTAAAAGCGGCGATGCAAGAGCTATGGATAAAACTCCATACAGACGTAATTATGTTACAGGTTCAGTAGATAGAGACGTAACAGCTTTACAGAACTTCGTTCCAACATTCGACAATAGTGTAGATGCTATTACTGGGGAAACAATCCCTGTAGGTACGAATGAACCTGTACGTGATATTCCTAAAGCATCGTTACCTGGTACAGCCCCTGTAACAAAGAAAAAAGCTACCAAAGGTGTAGCTGCCCCAAGTAAACAAAGTAAATCAGTAATTGCTCCTAGTCAAGCTCCTTTACTGGATATTGAAGATTTCAATCCGTCTTTAGCATCTGATCCTGTTTATGCTCCATTGTTAAATATTGAAGATTTCAATCCCACATTAACACCAGATGAGATTAAAACACCTAGTAAGTCTTCATCTAACTTTGGCAGTCTGTCTGGTTTATCTCCTATACTGTATAATTGGATTCAAAGCAGACGTAGACCTGAAATAGAAGATCAAGTTCTTAATCCTTACTCTGGAGCTATTAACAGAGCAATGGCTAGTCGTAAACTTAATATAGAACCTACTCTTGCAGCTAATAGAAGATCTAGAGCAATTGCTCGTAACAACATGGCTAGACTCAACCCTAACACTGGTATGAATTTAGCATATGGTAATCAATTAGCTACTGGGGAATATGCTCAGAATGCTTCAGTATATGCTAATAGAGATAATGCTAATAATCAATACTTAGGTGAATACGCAAATATGATGAACAATTTGGGTCAGCAATATGTACAGAACACTGTACTTACCAATGATTTAAATGCTCGCAATAGAGCTGCTGCAAGAAACTTTGGTGCTACTGCTGCTGGTCAGTTAGGTCAATGGTCTCAGACTAAAGAAAAGATGCGTAATCAGGCACGTAGAGATCGTCAGATATTACCTTACTTACAGAATTTCTTAAGATACGGTACAGTAAATAGTTTAGTTGATAGTTTAACAGTATAATTATGGCAGTAAATAGATATGACAATCCTGCACAAGCTCAATTTATAGATACCTATGTTCCAATCCCTTTTGAACAATTATATACCTTGGGTAAGCAGGCAAATGAAAGAGTTGACAAAGCTTTAGCAGATTATAGAACTGCTGCAAACTCATGGGCTGAATTTCGTTCTAGATCTATGAAAGATATGCAGACTTGGGATGCAGAAACTAGAGGTAAAGTACTTCCGATTATTGATCAAGCTGCTAAGAATCCCGAAGCAATAAAGAGTATGGAATGGCAAATGGCTCTACAATCTGCAATAAATAATGTAGATAGAGCTAAACTTTCTGCATTAAAACAGAATGCTGCCAATTTCGATGAATATGCAAAGCAAGTTCAAATTTTAATGCTACATGATAAATATAATCCATTATGGCATGATAGAGATTTTACTAACTGGGATACTACTACTTCAGGATTATTTAATGAAGTTCCTTTAGCTTATTCTTCTATAAAAGACTTAACTAATGAATATGTAAATAATTTGAAGGATAGCTATCTTGGTAGAGAAGGTGGATTTATTTGGACCGGTGTTACAGGACAGCAAATTAAAGACATACTGGATGCCAATAGAAGTGGAATACTATCTACTCCGCAAGCACAAATGCATATGCAAACGTGGATGAGAAATCATCCCGGATCAACAGAAGAAGATGCAGCTAATGCTTTCATGCAAAGAGCTTATACAGATAATCAAGAATATATTCGTAAAAGTCCTACTGTAGATCCTTATGCTATGCAAGCGTTGAAATATAAGCAAGCATTAGAAACTGCTAAATTAAAGAAGAAAGGTACAGAAAAAGAATCTGTAGATTACCCTGACGCTTATAAAAAGCTGTATAATGACGCAGTAGTATTTGAAAAACGTCAGTTAGAAAATAGTCCAGTATATTCACAAACTAGATTTGTAACTAACAAGTTCCAAGAAGCCGCATCAGCTTTAATGTCTGGTAATATTACTCCAGAAGAATATAATTCCTTAGTAAAGGATTATGGAAAAGAAATGTCAGATGCAACTGCTAATGATATTGCTAACCTGTTTGCAACTAAAGCTGGAGAAATATTTCCTAAAACTGGAGTAAGAGCTGATAAATTACCTCAGTATTACGATGCAGCTACTAGAGTACTGAACGATATTACATACCCTTCTTCTGGTATGATTCTTAATAGTTACAATAAAGTTAAGAGTTCTAATGAAATTGATATTAATTTAGGTGGTTCAGTAACTAAAGGATATGTTACACCAGACACAGGTGGTTTAATATTAGCTACTGATTTTGTAAATAAAATCATGAAGGTTCCTTCTATTAAATACAATGTAGAAACTACAAATGGATTAGAAAGAAACTTTGCAGAAGATTTAAAATCTGGAGTATTCAAAGATGTTATCAAAACTCCTAGAGGTAGAATCATGTCATCAGTAGTAGATGGTATTCCTCAATTAATGCAAAGAGTGAGTGTGAGAATACCTTTACAAGCTATTAAGAATGCTGGTTATGATGTAGATAGCTTTAAATCTATGGTTAGTAATTCAATGGGTATATCCGCAGAAACAGGCTTAAATGTCAAACCCATTGATAAAAAAGATTACAATGATGCTTATGGTGGGAATGTACCATTAACTGGTGAATATTTTACATTTGATACAATGGAGCCGATTGATCCACATGGTATGACTAGAATGACATTTGATCAGGAAGTTAATGATATTCATGGTGGTTCAAAATTACAGAATGATAATTATGAGCAATCATTTACTGATGCTTATGATAGTTTAATAAACAGTTTATTACAATAATATATGGAAAAATCTATATTAGGTCAATATCCTACTGACAATACACCTAGCAAAGCAGCCTTATTAGGTAAGGCTGTGGATACGGTCAATGCTCAGTATTCTCCTATCACTAATATTAAAACAGGTTATGATAGGAACTTAGAAACAACTCCATTAGACGATTATGAATATGCGTATCTGTTAAATAAAGAAACTCCAGAAGAAACACTAAAGGATAAGAGTTATTTAAGGGATGCTTGGACTACTTTTGCTAATAATAGAGATCAAATTAATCTGATGTCTGAAAGAGCTAAATTAGTAAAAGACATTAATCCTGTTATTGAAGATATTGATTATGAATTACAATATTTAAATGATAAGAAAATGCTTTTGAATCTTGAAAGCGTCTTACCTACTATGGATAAGAGCTCTCAAGAATATCAAAATACCTTACAGCAATATGAAATTCTTAAAAACAATTTAGAAGCCAATTCTGAAAAGTATAACGCAATATTAGCAAAGTACAATGATTCAGAAGGTACAGATGTTGATAAGAGAATTGAATACTTAAATGGGGTAAGAGATTGGTGGGTAAACGAACAATCTGAAGTAAATAAGAGTATTCAAGATTATTATGATTCTATCACATCTAGATCTGAAAGATACAAACCTTCTGCTAGATTTCAAATAAAAGAACAGAAAGCTCAAGATAAGCCTTTCTATGATTCTGATTATGTATTATACGCCGGACCTGGTTTAACAGGTTCATCAATGTCTACTGTTGAATCCTATGTAGCTGATGCATTAGCAACAGGTGCTTTATATCTTGGTAGACATTATGCTACTACTGGCGCTTTGAATGCAGTTCCTGGTATTGGTGCAGCATCCAATCTTATTGGTTGGAGCTCAGCTATTGCTGCTACAGCACTAAGTTTAGCAGGTAATATCTATAGTAGACATAGAGAATCATTGGCGCAAGTATATGGAGCATATCGTTCTAAGATTGAAAAAGATCTTGAAAGTAAAGGTGTATCTATCCAAGACTATGTTCAAATGGGTAGAGATCAATTGAAACAACAGAATCCTAATATAGATGTTACAAAGATTTCAGATGATGAAATTATAGATAGAACTTTATCTGGAGAGATTAAAATCTCCGATAAAGTTCTAAACTCTTTAAAAGATTCAGCAGATAATGGCTTAGAAAATGTTTACAATAATAACATGGCTTTGTCTGCAATGGATGCTGCACAATCAGCTTTGATATTTGCCCCATTAGGTAAAGCTATGGGTAAAATTATAACTAAACCTATAGCTAGCGCATTAAAGCCTTTAGTTAAATTATCTGATACTGCTACTAAGAATTATAATAAGCTTATTGATGCTTACACCGGATTTAATGCTAGATTAGCTTACAATAGTCCCAAAATGAATATGTTGAGCAAGGGTGCTAAAGCTCTAGCTCGTATGGGTTTTGCTGCTACTGGTGAAGCTTTTGAAGAAGGTAATCAGGATATATTTGATTACGATTATATTCACAATCAGTACGATAAAGATTCTTCTGGTGTATTTTCATCATTACTTGGGTTAGCCGAAGCTAATTACCGTACTGCAAAAATTTTATCAGGAATAGATACTGAATCAGAATTAGCCAATGATCCTCAATTCTGGAATGATGTAAAGGGTGGTTTCGCATTAGGTATGTACTTAGGTGGTCCTACTACTGCGTATCATGCTGGTATTGATATGCGTAAAGACTTTGTTGCCAATACTTTTGTTAGAGATATGGTAGCAGATAATATAGCTAAGAAAGATGCTATGAATAAAGCAGTAACATATGCTGATAAAGCATCAAAATCTATGCTCAATTACAAAGATAGTGTACTTGAAGTATTAGAGAACTTTAAATATCATATGCCTGATGGTCTTACTGAGGAAGACATAAATGCTGAAATCAAAACTGCAAACAATATATTTAATTTAGCTAAATCTAAAACTACTAAAAGCATTGGTAAACAATTAGATTATTCTGCGGGTACTACAGAATATAATACTTTAATTGGTTTACAGCACATGGCTCAATTAGATTTACAAGAGGCTGTAAACAATGCAAAATCAGCCCAAGAAGCCGATAATAAATTATATGCAGATCTTTCTGAAGATGCTCTATTAAGTAATTATACTCCAGAAGAAAAATTGGCGGCTATTACTTTAACTAAACTGAATGTACAGAAAGAAGCTCTACAGGAATTAAAAAATGCAATTGAAGCTCCAGCAGAAGATGGTAAATCTAAATTTGGTATTACTAATGGTGATAATTCTGTAGCTAAATCTATTTTAAAAACTATACCTAAAGCCATTAAAAATATTGATAGTCAGTTAGCTCAAGTAGCTGCTGATACAAAGTTTAATACAGATTTCGTAGCAGCTCCTCATATTATGCAAACAGGAGTAGATAGCTATGCAAACTTAATGTTAGCTCAACATGACGCTTTAGTATCAGAGCATAAAATGAATGAGATTTTCGGTAATACTTTGGAAAACGGCAAGCTTACTAGTTTTGATAAAGCTACAGACAAATCAAAGAAAAAGGTATTAAACAATATCAAAAAAAGGATTGAGAATTATCTGAACAATTCTGACGAATCTAGTAGAATAGCAGAAGATAACGCTAAACAGATTGTTGAACAGGATGTAGCTTCTACAGAAAAAGAAGTAGCTAATAATGGTACAGATAACAATGAAACTGTAGCAGCAAGTAAAATTGCTCCAGGAGTACAAAGAGAGGAAGTTGAAAAACCACAATCTCCTGTAATGGATTCTAGAGCAAAATCCAAAGTAAACACAGAAATACCTGCACCAGAACCTACTGCTCCTGAAGCAACACCTAAAACGCAGCCTGAAGAAAAAACAGAACCAGCAACTAAACATGATGAAGAATTTCCTACAAAGAGTTTGGAAGAATTAGCTACAGAATTTGAAGCAGAACGTAAAAGGATTGCAGAAGAAAGTAAGACAAAAGCTCCAGTAGTAGAAGATGTTGAAGAAGAGGATGAAGAGTTTGCTTTTGCTACAGATAAAGATTTGAGAGCAGCTGCTAATGCTGATGCAGATCCTTTAGCTGCTGCTACAGATGAAGATAAAAAGGTATCGCAAACAGTAGATACTATTACTCCAGATATTACTGTAGAGCAAAAAGTTGAACAAGCTAAAAAGAAATTAGCTACTGAACAGAAACATGACAGTAAAACAGATATGGATTCTGAATCTAGAGAATATGAAGATTCTTTAGAAGTAGAAGAATTAGCTAAAGATACCGTATCACATACACTGTTCTTCTCCCCAGATTCTACTACTCCTATATTACCGGGTTATAAATCTGGTAAAGAATTAGCAGAGAGAATCAAAGATCCTAATTTCTTTACAGACAGTTTCTGTGAATTTATTATCAATGAATCTTACACTGAAAAAGGTAGCAAGCCATACAAAAAAGGTGATAAGACTACATACGATAGTGCCTCTATCATATTAAGTGTAGAACATCCTACAGGTAAGTATGCTTTAGCACTTAAGACTCCTAAAGGAGCTAGAATTAAATTTGATGCAGATATTGCAGGCATTCGTAATAGTGCTACAGCAGAAGAGCTTAATACAATTGAACAAGCTAATGAAGTTTCTATAAATGACTTAAAATCTTTTAGAAACGCAATCATTACTGCCATTGAAAATAAGACAGAGAATGAAGTTATTGTACCAAGTACTATCAGTAGAACTAGAGGTAGATATAATGTAAATAGAAATGGTCAGAAAGCGGTATTTAGACCTGTACAAGAAGTAAAAGGTTTTGCTTTTCCGAGCAATATGTATGATATTACTCCAGAAAATGTAACCTTTGGTATTAGTAATGGTATTATTTCTGACAGTCTGATTCTTGGTGCTGGTGGTGAAATATTGAATGGTACTGGCGGTAGTGGTCAACTGTTTATTTATCCCCCTAAATCTAGTACACTCAATAATTCAGAAATACCAGTACAAGTTAATTTACAAAGATTTGATAGAAAACAAGCTGAGTTTCTTGCAGATTTGCTTTTGAATTATGGAGCTTCTCCTGAGTCTTACTACAAAAATACAGAGATTGTAGCTGGGGAATTGATTGACTTTATGGTTCGCTTTGGTGATAAAACCAGAGTTACATCCAATATTCCTACTTTCAATTGGATGAAAAAGAAACAGCTTTATGTAAATGAAAAAGGTGATCTTGTAGTAGGAGAAAAATCTTATCCTGTAGGTAATATGTCTTCTCAAGATAAGGAAGATCTTATTAACGATTTGATGAGATTCCACTGGAGAGCTAATAGAGAAAATTTCTTTAGTCCTATAGGTGATGCTTTACCTTCCTTAAAAGAAGCGTTTACAAAAAACAGTTCTTATATATGGGAAGACGCTATTCCTGGCGTAATATTACGTAGAGAGGATTTCTTAGGTAATACAAAACATACCCCTTTGTATACAATGGGTTTGTTTGTTACAAACGATTTAATCCAGAGTGATTTACAAGATCAATTGTTCAAAGATTCTTTTGCTTATGCGGACGATATTCAAACTATATCTAAGAAAGTAGAAAGTGATAAGGCAATTGAAGAAACTAAAAATAAGGTTGAAAACGTAGCCAATATTCCTACAGGTACTCCTGCAGTAGAGCCAGAAGAATTAACAGAAGAATCAAAAAAGATTAATGAAATTACCAAGAATGGCACAATTGACCCATTTGCTATAGAAGACGACGACATTGATATTCCTATGAGACGTCTTACTGGTAAAGTAACTAAAGAGGTGTCTAACGAGGAAATAGAATGGTTCAAAAAGAAATTAGGTTTCCAAAGCGATTCTCTTACAATAGTAGATGATGCTATATCACTAGGTAATAATGTGTACGCTATGGGTCTTGTTAGACAGGATTCTACATTACTGTGGAAGGGTGCAGAAACTGGTACTTTATATCATGAAGCGTATCATAGAATATCACTGTTGACTATTTCACCTAAAGAACGTCGTAAGATATACGAAGCTTATAGAAATAGAACTGGTTTAATCGGTACTGATAAAGACATTGAAGAAGCTCTTGCAGAAGACTTTAGGCAGTACATGCTGAATAAAGTTGAACCAGATTTAAACATCATCAAAAGAGCTTGGAAAGCAATTAAAAACTTTATTAGTAAGTGGGTTTGGAGAACTGATACTACTATTGACAACATCTTTGATAGGATCAATACAGGATATTATAGTAGATCTAAACAGAATTCTGCAGCTGTACAGGAGTTCTTAAATGCTTATAAAGGTGCGGGAGCTCCATTTAAACTGGGTGGTCACAATTTCAAGAATATCACAAATACACAATTTAAAGAAAGTGTTAATTCATTAGTTGCTTCTTTATTTACTTTGAATAACATAAAGATGCGAGATGATTTAACAGGTTTAAATTACAGCTTGTTAAAGAGCGCATTAGAACCTTCATTAACAGATAAACTTGTAGAAAATGGAAAGATTACCAAAGAACAAGGGGAGGCTAGAAAAGAAATATATGAAACCTTTGATAGTGTATTCTTACCAACAATTATTAGGAAACTGAACGAATATCAAATCCGAGCTATAGATAAACAAGAAAATATTGATCAGGAAATAGATGAAAAAGCCGAAGGTTCAGCCGTAGGAGATCAAATGGCTACTTATATTCGTGAGTCATTAGAAACCTCAGTAAAAGATAATGCTTTGGCATCTATTAAGATCTTCATTGCTACTATGCCCAAAAGAGAATTCTATGAGGCAGATGTTAAAAAAGAAGATGGCACTATTACAAAAGTACAGAAAACTAGAACTGTATTGAGTCCTGTTACAGGATTACCTCTTATGGTTGATTTTGATTCTACATGGAATACTATAATTAATGAATTGCATTCAGAGAACACATTTGAAGGTATGATGAATAAATGTGCTAAATGTGCAAAATCATTACCTATCTTTGACACATTATACAGAGAATTGTATAAAATATCAAAGACTGTTCCAGGAGAATCAGAAGCCCAAGTAATAGCTAGAGAGAATTTACAGACACAATTTAGAAATACCTTTAGAAAAGCTAAACATAAACTTATTGGTATCTTGTCTGAAAAGATTGAGAATACTAATGGTAATGATCAGACTAACTTGTATGTAAAGGATGAGAATGCAAATAAGATTTCTAAGAATATAATCGAAGGTTGGAACTATGGTTTACTTAGAATGACTGAGTTAATAAATTTTGATGGTGATAGTTATACATTGAAAACTACTGATAATAAAACTAATGTAGAATTATTATTAGATGATTATCACAAGATTAATAATCTACTCAAGAATTATAAGAATAAACCAAATGCTAAGCTTAAGAATGGCCAGACTTATAAAGAGTACGTAGAAGCCAATGTCATCAAAATAAAGGAACATATATTATCACTTTTGAGTAGAGCAGGTATATCTGTGGATATGGCTACATTAAACTCATTTCTGATTAAAGAATACTATGATTCAAATACTGCAGAACAATTAGTAAACCTGTTTACTGATGGTAGTAATGCTGGTTTATCATTCTTATTCAGCAACAAGTTAAAAGATGTACTGAAGATTGAACCATCTGGCAATGTACCCGGTACATTTAATAGACATATCAGCAGATACTATGATGATTCTAAATTCTTAGGCAGATTGTCTGAGACTTATGGTATGACACATCCTAATTCAGATGAGTTGTCCGTATTATCTACTGATGGTAAGTTGTTATACCCCATATCTGATCATAACTATTTGACAGATATGGTTCAGAATCTTGATAACGATCCAGCCACAGTAGAAGCTCTTACTAAAGTATTGTATAATACTGGTAATAATGCTAATCCTAATTACTTTAAAGGTTCTTATTTACTTACAAATCTTTATAATAATCCTACTAGATCTGGTAAAATAGGTGTTGAAACCTTAGTTTATTTTAAAGAGCAAGGTGGTGGTGATAAAGGACGTAAGTACACAGAAATCTCGCCATTGGAAGATTATATTGCTAAAATGACACTTACTCAGAAAGGTAGAATTGTTTTACCTACTATGGGTGACTCTCAGACATATAATACTTTGTATGGTACAGCTATCAATAATTTCAATCAACCTTTAGATACTACTAATAATCAAGTTAAATTTAATGCCAAAGTATTAACTAGATTTATTAATTACTTTGAAACTGAATTAGATACTATTGAATTCAACTATAAGAATGAAGGTAATCTGACAAAGGAACAAAAAGTAAAGAACTATGATACTGGTAACAGAAATGGTTACAGATTTAGATATTTCAATGGGTTCTTTAAACTTAAAGAACAACCAACTTTAGGTGGTATTGAATTTGTAGATGATTTCTCTGACTTCAATGAAGCTCTCAAACTTGCTGAAGACGTTGGCGGTAATGATTTAGCATTATCTGTAGTAAACCAAATAAAAGCTTCTTGGGCTAAGATGAGTAACTCTGATAAAGCTTTGTTAATGAATGAATATTTAATAGATGCTTTTAAAGACGAATTGGATTACGCAAAAGAAATAGGTATCATTGATTGGAATGGTAGAGATTTTGCTAGTGTAAAGAGTTTAGCACTTCCTCAGAAGGCATTAGATGATGCAGAAAATCACTATAAAAAACGTCAAGAAGTATCAAAATATAGCAAAGAATTAGCTGCTACTGAATTGATGGCAAATTATTTTGCTAATACTATATCCTCAGTAATAGAATTTGAGAAATTATTTATTAAAGATCCTGCGTATTATAAAGATCCTGTAGATAAAATCAAACG